GAAGACGAGCAAAGTCGCTTTCTGCCTCAATAATGCGGTTTTTCATGGTATGGAAGTCGGTCGCATCGGTAAAGTCTCCATATGAACCTTCAGAAGCAGAAGATTCGAGGAAACCCGTTATCCGATATTTCTTCATGATGGAGTTAATATCCACCTCATTTTTGTGGTGTTTTTCAACCACAGACTCAGGGCCGGTAACGAAAGACACCCGACGAGTTCCATTTTTACGTTTTTTAATAATTCTTTTCACGGTTCTTCCTTTCAAATGAAAAGAGGGGGCCACGTACAGAACGCAGCCCCCAAGGGTTAGAATAAGCAGGATGGGAAAGAATCTCATCACGCTTGAACGCCTACCAGATCGGCGAAGTCAATGACATGAGATTTCTTTTCATGGCACTCAATTACGCCGGTAGAATCATCATAAGTACCAATTTCCCATAACTGGAAATCTTCCGGATGATTCCCATACGGGCTGTCATGTTGCTTCGACAGGTCGCTAAAAGCACGACAAGCCACACCCGAGTTGTGGAGACAGATAGGTTGTTGGTACAGCTTGGCTTTTGTGTCATACACAGCATAAATCTTGGTCATCATTTTCATACGTCCTTACTAACCTAGTTAATTTCGATTGCAGCACCTTCTCACGAACGCGAAGGCGAGCTGGAGTATTATCGTCAGAATTCAGCATCGAATCCAGCTTTCTTTTGTTCTTGACTTTGAGAAACTCCTCTGGATGGCTTAATTCGAACATATTGTCGTAAAATCGAGGGGCTTTGAATGATTTTCCCCCAGAGGTTACATAGTCTTTGGGGTAAACAGAGGAAGGGTTTTGTTTGAACCAGGCAGCGGCGATCCCTGGCCGACGAGACATAGTCGTGTATTCCGGTTGAAGTTGGTACTCTTCCCCGGTCTGTAGGTCGTACCGTTTGTAATAATCGTCGGCGAGCTTCCCGTTCATTTTC